CGCGAACGCGCTGCCCATTGCTATGGGATAGCCGCTGATGGTGGGCACGATGGCCACCACCTCGCCGCCGTCCCAGTCGGGAAAGTCGCGGGCGTTGTTGCGGTCGATGATCCACGCGGCCACGTCCTGCATCACGCCCAGGTTGTTCAGGTTCTGCTGGAATTCGTCGCCGTAGGGCTCGCGGGAGGCGAACACGAAGTTCTGCTCCTGCACGTCCCTCAGCACCATCTCGCCAAGGATGTTCTCCCGGTAGCGCAGCGCCGTCGGCGTCGCGTCCAGCGAATAGCTGCCATTCTCGGCCAGGTAGTCCACGCCGAAGGCCCGCGCGCGCTCGATGGCAGGGCAGCGCCGCAGCCACGTCCGGAGGGCTCCGGTATTGTTGGTATCCGGCATACGGTCAACCTCCCTGTATCATCACTTTGCGAGCCTCGTCCAGCCATTCGGTCAGGTTGTCAGCCTTGGCCCGCTCGAACCAGAATGAACCGGCGTCTGGGTTCTGTGCCGTGTCATAGGTCAGTTTCCTGCCGGTGGGATGCTTCGGCCTGCCGGGCGGAGACCACCATCCAAAGATCATGCCCGTCTCCGGGTCCATGTCAGGGATATTCGGCCCGTACACTTCTCCGTAATACTGGTATCGGGCATAGGGCGTGTTCCACACCACCATCCCGCTGCCGATCTCGGTGCTCACCTGCGCCGAAAACTCCAGCGTCCGGTCTGGGCTTGCGGGGACATAGGGCTGGCAGCCGTCAATCACCTTCTGGTCGATGAACCGCTGGACCCGTCCGCCCTTCTCCAGCCCGCAGGCCATCAGCAGGTCGTTCGGGTCCAGGTGCGCCTCCAGCTTCGCGCTGATGCTGAACATGCTCTCACCTCACGTTCCGGTGATCCGCCAGTGCTTCCCGTTCGGTGCGCGCCGGTTGTCGGTCACCGCCAGCACGGTCACGCAATCCGCATAGGCCGCCTTCAGCTTCGCCGGGGTCCAGTCAGCGCCGACCACCTCGTCCTTCACTACGATGTCGCCGCCCTTCAATGTCCACAGTCCGGACACGTCCTCGGCGCTGGCGTAGCTCACGGGGTCGGCGTACTGCTTTCCGCTGGCATTAGCTTCCACCGGAATCCGAATGGTCGCCTTGTTCGCCGCCACCAGTCCGCCCTTGCTGGCGTCTACCGTGCTGGCGTCCGTGGCGAACCAGCTCACGCCAGCAATCACCGTAGGCACCCACACGTTGCCGCCCACATCAGGGTCCACCCTCGCGTTGAACACGGTGATGGTATCGTTGCACAGCTTCACGGCATAATCCCCCCGATCCACGGCGTGCCGATGGTCGGCACCCCCGCGTAAAGCAGGGGTGTTCCGTCATCGTCGGTCACGCCGTCCAGCAGGGTTTCAATGCTTCCGGTCAGCTGCTTCTCAATCGCCGCCGTCCGGCTCTCGGCGCTGCCATAGGATTCGCTGTAGCCGTCCGTGGTGAAGGAGGCGGCGACGGGCGCAGACGCCTGCGCGCTGGCGCTGAAGGTGCCGTCCACGGCGATGATCTCCATCATGGCCGCCTGCACCTGCTCGGGGACCGACGCCATAGCCTTCACCCGGGCCATCGTCAGCGCATCAATGCGCGCCCGCGCCTTGATCTCGGCGAGGTTGAAGGCCGCCTCGTTCAGCGCGCCGCCCCATTCAACATACTGCGCATAGGTCAAATACTGCGCCACGTTATCGCCTCCAATTCAGCAGGCGGGGAGCCGAAGCCCCCGCGCCCGCAAGGTTCATCAGGACTTCACCACCAGCGTGGTATTGCCGCCGGCCACCACCTTGCCGGTGGTCTCTTCTACCAGGGCGACGGTGATGTACTTGCCCGCCGTCTGGCTGCCGATGGTTGCCGGGTTGCCGGGCAACTTCGCCCAGGTCTCGCCCGCGGGCAGCCCGGAGCCGTAGGTCAGGCTCACCGCCGCGCTCTGGCCGCTGGTGTAGTACAGCGCATAGCCCCTCGGGACCCTGCCGCTGTCGTAGACCAGCGCGCCGGTAACGGTGATCAGGCTGTCGCCGGAGGCCACGGTGCCCGCGGCGCTGGCCACGGTCAGGGCGCCCAGGGTCGCCGCGCTCGCCAGGTTCGCAAAGAAGCCCGCGCCGCGCTGCATCAGCGAGAACGCGCCGTAGTAGTAGCGCTCATAGTACAAGTACTTGCCCTTACTCTGGGCGGTCGGGGCGCTCATCATGCTGGTCTCGTACTTGACCGGCGCGGCCACGGCCAGCGGGTCCACCAGGATCATGTTGATCTGCTGCGCGCCGGCGGCCACGGCCCAGCCCTCGGTGAAGTCATAGGCCGTCTTCATCATGTCGGCGGGAACCTCCACGATGCCCACGCCATCCAGGCGCGCTACGTTGCGGTCCATGCCACGGATGCCCTCGTCGGTGCTGACGAAGCGGGTCACGCCCGCGGCTTCCTTCAGCAGCTTGTAGGTGTCCGGCGTCATGTACGCCACCAGCCGGTCGCGGTTCACGCGCCGGTTCGCCATCTCGGCCAGGTAGGCGTCCCACTGGGTCAGGATGTTCGCCGTGGTCAGCTGGGTGGCGTCGGTGCCGCCGTACATGGAGGCGAACGCCGCCAGCTTCATGGCCAGGTAAGCGTCCATCTCGGGCACCTTCTGGAACTCGTTGAACATCCGGGTGATATTGGCGATCGTGGCGATGTCGCCGGTCTCCAGGATGTCCATGGGGTCCACCAGGGTGTCCCACTCGCGATCCATGTCCAGCGTCACGGCCTGCAGGTCGTTGTTCCACCCACGGGTGAACACGCCGTCAATGCGGTCGCGGTCCACCGCCTTCGCGCCGCTGGTGCTCAACGTCGGGATGTACATGGTCTTGCCCATGCCCGGACGGTAGAGCGCCGAATTGGGCGAAGCCCAGACCGCAGCGAAGTAGCTCAGATACGGATACGCCTCCGCCAGCGCCCGGCTGTACTCGGCGGCGTAGTTGACGTCAGTCTGCACAAAGTTCGGCATAAAGTCTCATCTCCTCATTCTTTCTTCTTCGGGCCAAATCCCCACGCCTGCGAAAACGCGGCGACCGCCCCCTGGTCCCCCTTCGGCATACTGCCCTCCACGGGCGCGCCGAAGGTCGGCTTCTGCTGGCTCTTCTCCGGCTCAAAGTATTCTTCATACCCCTTGCGGATGTCCGCCAGCTGCTCCGCGACGGGTTTCGCCCCGTCCTTGCGATCCACCATGCCGTAGACCGTCTCGAAGAACTTGCCCTTGACGCCCTTGTAATCCTCGGACGTCCGCGCCTGCTGCATGGCCTTGTAGTCATTGAACTGATTCTGCAAGGTCTTGTAGTCGTCGCTCTCCTTGGGGTCGGGCACCTTGACGCCCTTCTCCCACTCGGCCTTGGCGTTCTCCAGCGCCGTCTGCTGGGCCTGCTGGGCTGCCGTCTTGGCGATGTAGCCATCATCCAGCGCGCGCCCGTACAGGCTGAAAACCTGCTCCGTTCGCTGCTCCGGCGTCAGTCCCTCGTTGCCCATGATGTCGTTCAGCGCTTTCCTGGTGAAAATGTTACCCATAACTCCTCCTTTTTCCGGCCTGATAGAGTGATAGGCCGATGCGTGTTTATCGTCCCGCCGGACGTAATGGTATGAAAAAAGCACCCGAAGGCGCTTTAATCAGCTTTGGTTTTCTTCGCCGGTTTCCTGACCGGCTTCTTTTCCGTCACCGGCTCCGGGGGCTTGTCCAGCTTCGCCCCGCAATCCATGCAGAAGATCACGCAATTCACGGATTTCACCCGCTTGTGTTCACATCCCATTTAAGCCCCTCCATTCCCGAAATACTCCCGCAGCGCGTCCCGCACCGCCGTGGCCCCTTCGCCCGAGGGCTCCGGCCACTTCGCGTTCACCGGCGCGTACTCGCGCTCCCGCCGGCGCCTGCGCCCCGTGTCCTTCTCGAACCGGTCCAGCTTCGCGTCGGCGTCCTTCAGCTTTTCCCGCGCCAGTTTCAGCCCTTCCTCGTCGCCCTGGGCCTTCGCCACTTCCATGTCCAGCCGCGCCGCCCGGAACTCCCGCTCCAAGCCGCGCTGCTTCTGGCTCTCGACGTACTGCCGCGCGTTCTCCTCCTCACCCTGCCGCACCTCAGGCACTTTCGTCGCGCCGGGGACGAACAGCTCCGGGTGATGCCCGCAGTTAATGCCAAATAGCCCTGCCGGCTCCCCGTATGTCGTCTCGCTCTGGGCCCACACGTGCACCGCATTCCCGGCCCCGTCGGTCACGTCCCGGGCCTCGTCCTTCCGGCTGATCACGTGGCACTGCCACGGATAGCACAGCGGCCGCGCCCCCGGATGCTGGCTGACCAGGTACAGGTCGTTCCCGTATTCCTCGTTGCGCTTCCAAAACGCCGCCCGGCTGACGTTGTGGAATGTCGTCCGCATGTCCATGGCGACGTAGGTCTCCGGCCGCCAGCGCCGCCCGCTGTGGTCGATGAAGCCGGTGATCCCCGTGGACACCAGCTTCCGCACCGCGCCCTTCAATGCCTGGTTAAAGCTCTCCACCCCGCTGACCACCTCGCCCGCCGCCGCATCGACGATGGTCTGCGCCCGCTGCATACGGTTCACGATGTCCGCCACCGTCTCCCGGTAGGCGCCCTGCGTCGATTCCAGCATCACCGTGTTCACCAGGTTCAACTTGTCCGCGCTCTGCGCATAATACCGTTCAAACGCCGCCGTCGCTCGCGGACTGATCTCCGGCGGCATCTCCTCGCCCAGCAGCCCCGCCTCGGCAGCCTTCCTCAACTCGGGCTCCACGTCCTCCAGCGCCTCCACGATGGCCGCTTCCAGGCAGTCCGCCAGCGCCGGGTCCGCACCGTCCAGCATTCCACGGATAATCTCCACGCTCTCCTGCGTCAGCTGTCCCATCTCCAGCAGCTTCCTGGCCTGATACTCAAACGCCCCGCCGGGCTGCTCCCCCGGCTTCAGGAACATGAAGTGCCGCGCCAGGTTGATCAGCAGCCGGTCGTGACAGGCTTCATACACCCGCCCCATCTCATCCCCCAGCACGTCCAGGAAGTCAGGTTTTGCCATAGATCATCACGCCCCGCCCCCGAACAGCCGCACCTGCTCCTCGCTCACCGTCTGCTGCTTCTCGTCCCGAATCCGCTGCAGCTCCTCGGCGGCCTCCTTGTCGGTCAAGCCCTGGCCGAACTTCTTGTCCGTCAGGAACTTGTACTTCGACAGCAGCCCCGCGCCCACCAGCATAACACCTTCATTCAGGTTCGTTTGCCTGTCCTGCGTCACGCCATCGTCGAACGTGACCTTGACCTCCCAGCCCCCGGCGGCCAGACACTCCACGCTCTGGCCTTCCCACTCCATGCCGTACAGGATCGCCACGTCGATGATGTTTTGCACCATGTGCTCCAACATCGGCCGCAGCTGGTTCTGTACCGTCCGCACGGTCTTGTAGGTCTTGGAGTTCTCGCTGACCACCTCGGTTGCGGTCTTGATTCCGCCCTGGTGCTCATCGAACGAGAACGTGTTCGCGCTGAATCCGATCTGCAAACACAGAATCGACAGCAGCGCGTTCAGCGCCGCCACGTGCTCCTCGACCCGCAGCTCCACGGAGATGTCATGCACCCCCGCCGTGCCGTCGTCGTCGGCCACGCCCACATAGGTCTCGTCGTTCGGGTCGAAATACTGCACCTGCCGCCCGGTCTGCGGGTCGACCACCGCGCGCAGGAACCGCGCCGGCACGATGATCTTCTTCTTCCCCAGCCGGAACTCCGTCACGAACGAATCATAGCAGATGTCAATGGCGTGGAGCGTCTCCAGCGCGTTGGCATAGATACTGACGCCCAGCGGCGAGTTGTCGTCGATGTTGTTGGCGATCGGCGTCCGGAAATAGGAAAACAGGCTCTCCTCAACGGGGACCACCGTCTCAGGCTCCAGTCCCGGGAACATCTCCTGCAGCTCCGTCGTCGGACAGCGAATGCCGAGAATATCCTGATTCTGTCCCGCCAGCGCCCCGCGCTGCATCTCGGACTTGTACAGCTCATTGGTAATGACGTAGGTCTCGCCGTTCCACCGATGCCACTCCAGCCGGGTATAGTACCAGCCCTTGCGCGCCCTTCTGGAGATAAACACGCCCTCGGTCACCCGCGCGTTGTCCCACGCCAGCGGCACGAACTGATCCGCCATGCAGTAACCCAGCCGGATCACCCGCGCCGGTTCGCCGCCGTCCTCTCCTGTTCCCTGTTCCCTGTTCCCTGTTCCCTTCCGTTCCGGCTCCGCCCAAACCTTGATCGTTGCGCCGCCGAGTGCAAGCCCCTGCTCGATTAGCTCCTGCAGCTTCTCCCCGAAGGCGTTTCGCCGCAGCACGTCCTCCACGAACCCCTTTAACGGGTCCGGGTTGGTGACAACGCCGTCCTCGTTCCGCTGCTCCACCCAGCCGTTGGTGGATACCGAGAACTGCGCCTCCTCGCCCCACACCAGCGAGGCCAGCTCCGCGCTCACTGCCTTGGCCGTATTCAGCCGGAACAGCTGCCGCGTCTGGCCCGGCTTCGCGCCTACGGCCACCACCGGCACCAGGTGCCAGTCCTTGTAATAGCCCCGGTACAGCGCCTTCCAGATGAAAATGCCAAAATAATAAAACTGGTTGAACGCCGGCACGTCGCCCAGCTCGAATATGTCCTTGAACTCGCGGGCGATGCCCGTCGCCGTCGCCGTCCTCTGCATCAGCCCTCGCCCCCAGCTCTTGATTTTGTCCCATACATTCAACGGCTTCACCGCCTTTACACCGCTCACGCGGTAAACCTCCACCCATCAATCAGCGCTGGAATCTCCCGCTCGAAGCTGTACTCCATCGCGTCCAGATTATCTATGTTCGTCGTCCCGTCGTCCAACCGCACGTCTTCGGTCAGCTTCTTTGAATCCCACAGCGCCGACTTCAGCGCGTCGATGGTCTCCACGCAATTCCGCGCTACGAAAAAGCGGCCCGCCCCCATGAGGATGCAGGTCGCCCTTATCCTGTCATTAATAGGCCTCTTCATGGCGTTGCCGATGTTCAGCCCCAGCCCCGAACTGGCCGCCGCGCTCCGCAGCCCGTTTATAAGCGTCTGCTCCGCGCTGTCGCACCACACGTCAGACACGATCCACCGCGCCTTGCACCGCCGCACGAAGTCCACGAAGTCCGCCGCCAGCTTGTTCGGGTCCAGCGCGCGCTTTTCCCGGTACTCATCCAGCACCACCAGCCGCCCCCGCACGGTAAACCCCATGCAGCAGAAGGCGTGGGCGCTGGTGCCGCCGCCGAAGTCCACGCCGATCACGGCGTTGCGGATCGCGTCGCCCTCGGGAAGGTCGTCCAGGATGAATCGTTCCGGCGTGTCCGCGAACTGCTGATAGATCAGCCCCTCGGCCACCGCGCGCTCGCCCAGGATGTCCCGCCGATACCAGACCGTCTCCGGGTTGTACTGGCTCTCGATCTCTCTCAGGCGCTCCGGCGTGATGGTCGCGTTGTCGTGGATCGTGAAATGCTCGTACAGGTAGCCGCCCTCCAGGCCCTTGTCCCTGTACAGGTCGATATAGTCCTCATAGATGGACGCTTTCGGGTTGCACGGGTTAAGGTCCCACAGCGTGAACGGCCACTGCGCCGCGATCTGACGGCCACTTGCCACCTTCACAAAGCTGCTCCGGCTGTCGGGGCAATCATAGTGCTCATTGATCTCCGTCGCGATCCACAGCCCGTAGGAGTTGCCGAGAATGCGCTTGTAGCTGTCGGCCTTCGCCGCGCCGACGAAGATCACGATCTTCTCGCCGGTCTGCGTCCGCACGAAAAGCGCCTCGTTATCCTTGTACTTACCCCACCGACAACGCCCCCGGAAAAGCGCCTCCAGCCCGAATCCATTGCATACCCCGATATTCAGTTTGGCGTTGGCCATCGTGGAGCCGCTGGCAAGGTGGTACTTGTCCGGCGTCTGCTCCAGGTAGGCCGCCGCGATAATGCAATGGTCTATGGTCTTGCCCGACCTGATAGCGCCTTCGGCGACGCACATGCGATTTTTGAGCGCGGCCCGGATATAAGTCTTATGCTTATCCGAAAACGCGCCCCAGGGAATCGTCGCCGTGCTGCTCATTTCAACAACTCCACCAGCGGGCTCAGGTCCTCCACGTCCACGCTGACGCCAGTCTCCACCTTCTCCCGCCAGGCCTCCGGCTTGCGGTTCGCCAGCCAGAATTTCTGCGCGTTCACGTTCGCCGGCACGTGCACCTCGTCATAACCCACGGCCAGCTCCTCGGCTTCGCACCGCCGCCCCCTGTCATCGAAGTACACCCGCTTGACCTTGAAGGTCTTTTGCACCGGCACCGTGTAGCCCGTCGCCAGCTTGTGCAGCGCGTTCTCCACCTCAACGTCCACGGGTTCCTTCCCGCGCGCTAAAGCCTCGGAAATCTCGGGGAATCGCTTCTTCCAGGCATACAGCGTGTCGGGATTAATCCCAATCTTCCGGGCGATCTGCTCATTGCTCAGCCCGTCCCGCGCCCAGGCCGTCAGCAGCATCAGGCCGTCGGGCGTCAGCCATTTCTGAAACTTGCCCGTCGCCATGCCGCCGCCTCCCTCTGGGCTGTCGTTCACTCAATACCAGCGCCACACTGCACACGTGGCGATATATTAAATACAGCATGGCGCTGGCCTGTCTGTTGCCGAATGGAGAGAATCGAACTCCCTGCGCCCCTTCATCAGCGGCGCCCTGGCTCCACAGGCTTCGGCATATTCAATTTCATCCACGGCACCCACCACCGCGGAGGAGCGGGTACCTGTCCCCGCCGGGCCTCGCACCATGAAACGGGCCCTGTCCCGCGCCGAAGCGCGCCACCCAAACGTAAAGCGGACACGATCTTGTTCTCGTGCCCGCTTCGACTTATACACTATACCACAGATGAATACTGACATTCAATGGTCAAATTGTGCCAGCAGCTTCATCACCTTCAACGCGTCGCACTGAATGATGTGGTCGTTGATGATCTGTTCTTCCGCTTTGGTTGGTTTGAAATACTGGCAGCACAAAATCGTCAAGTTTTGAATGCACTTCTCCACATTATCGGCCTGAATCTCAAATCCGTAAACCGATTCCAGTGCCACAGTATAATCCCGCCGACATTTACACCTGTCAAACTTTCGCCGCAATATCTCCGCCACAAACGCCCCATCCCCGCACGCCGGCTCCAGGAATGTCCGCTCCGGCTCGAAGCACCCCGGCGACTCCTCCTCCAGCATGTCGCACATCTCCCGCGCGGTCTTCACCGGCGTGAACACCTCGCCAAACTTCTTCACCCGCTCAGCCTTGCTCAGTTTCACGCTGAATCACCTCCTCCGGCACCTTCACCTTCAGCAGCGCCCGCCCGTGCAGCCGAAAGACCTGCCTCTCATCCAGACTCATCCTCTCCGCCACCTGCGACCATTTGTAGCCGTCGATGTAATAAAGCTCCAGCACCTCCGCCTCCCTCGGCTCCTCCACGCCCCGGATCGCGTCAATCGCCGCCAGCTTCCACCGCACCAGCTCACGCGTCCGCTGGTTGACAACCTGCTCCAGCTCGATCAGCCGGTCCGCGGTCTCGGTCCAGTCGCTCCCGCCGCCCCTGGGCATCCCGGTGACGCTGGACATCCGCCCGGCCTCCAGCCTCGCCCGCAGCCGCTTCACCCGCTCCTGCGCCTCGTCCACCCGCCGGTCCACCGACCGGGCCCGCCTCAAAAACTCCTTCGCGGTCAATCCTTATCCGCCCCCTTCGGCTCCTCCCACAACGACGACCCCACCTCATGCGCCTGTTCCCACGGATAGATATTCACGCATCCGCACCCATCACAAAGAACCTTGCGCTTGCTATACTCCACGCCGTAAAGGTGCCCCGAACCGCCGCACTGTCCACAAACAAAATACGGCGTACCGCCAGGCGTCGTAAAATCACCCGTCACTTTCACCCATCTGCTGACTATAATCGGCTTTTGCAGCAGCCTGATAGCATCATTGATCGTATTACATGCCATATCTGGCTCGGTAATATAGCCATCAACAATGTCATTTAAAACCTTTTTCAGCCCTTCGATAATCTTCTCCCTGTCCATTTCTCTCACCTCACTCCATCCTCATCTGACGCCCGGCCAGCTTTGCCTCCCTTAGCTCCTGCCGAATCCACTGCTCCGGTATATCGGCCATGTACCGCACGATCACGCGCCCGGCGGCGTCCCGCGCGACCAATCCCCTTGGAATAATCCGCCCCGCCGCCGCCAGCGCGTCATAGGCGTCCTGGGCGGCCTCAGACAGCGTCCCCGGCGGCCACACGTCCACCACCTCGATGTCGAAGGGCGCAGGCTCGAACCTGAACGCCCGCCCGGTCGCGTCCTTCACCGTGAACCCGTCGCTCACCTGGCATCCTCCCCGATCATCTCCACCCGCACATAAATCCCCGGCCTCGTCGCCCAGAACTTCTCGGTGATCTCACTGCACACCTGGGCGTCGTCCTGCCAGTAGTGCGTCCTGGTCATGCAGTCCTTAAACAGTTTGATTAGGTTGTCCGTGTCCGGCTTGGTGATCTTCCACTCGCCGTCCCCGTGTCCGCTGTCCTCCGGGATCGGGAAGCACCACTTGGTCACCAGCCGCAGCGGCCCCTCCAGCGGAAACAGATAATCCCACCCCGGCCGCCTGTGCTTCTGCGCCAGCAGCAGCCCCATGAACTTCTGCCGCGCGTCCTTCAGCCTGGGCGGGTCGTACACCACGACCCTGCCCCTGACGATCTTGAACTCATGCTCCTGCTGGGTGACGGTCGGCGGCACCATCGGCAAGAAGAACTCGATCATGCTCCCGCCTCCCCGAGCTGCTTCCGGATGATTGCGATCTCATCTTGCGTCGCACGTATAAACGACTGAAACACCGCCGTTATATGCTCCACGGTCAAGCCTTCCTCTGGCGCAAGCGCGGACGCAGGGGAAGGTGGCTCGCCGAAGGCGGGTCGGATGAGGTCATTTTCCCCCATGCTCTTCATCACATCCACCGCCGCGTCGCACACCGCCGCCCTCACGCCGCTGTACCGGCTCCCGCTGCTCAGCCCGCACACCGTCCAGTCGTCATCCCACAGCGCGCACCGCTCCCCGCGACACTCGGCGAATCCAGCCAGCGGACACAGTCCCCGCGCCTCACGCTTCTCCTGCTTCATGGGTATCTCGCTCCCTTCTCATGCCTCACAGCACCTTCAGAAAATCGACTTTCTTCTCGTACTTGTAATCAGCGACCAGCTCGGGGTGATCCAGTTCAAGGTGCTTTATGTCGACACGCTTTTGATACTGGCTGTATCTGACAGCAGTCGCATCTTCGCAGCTGATACGCTCCCGGCCCGCGCTGTCCATGTAGCGAATGATCTTGTCCCGAAGCGCGTCACACCTGTCCTCGATCTCCTTTGCGTTCTGCTTCAGGTGCTTGTATTCCAGCATGGCGGCGATACAATCTTCTTTGGTTAGCATAGTCAAACCTCCTTTTTATTTTTTCTCGCGCGTATGTTCTGGTCGGGGGTGTTCCCACAGAGGTTAGGTCTACAGCGCCTAAGTCTGTAGGCGCGCTTTTAAGCGCCTACAAGCGTACCTCTGTGGGTTCACCCCGAACAGGGGATAGCCATTATCCTTTACGTAGTAAAGGTGTGTCGCTATCTACCCCGCGATTGGTAATTACCAATAGTCGCTATCTACCCCGCGACTATTGGTAATTACCAATCGTGGGTGGGTAGGCAGCGAGTAGCGATTATTGGCTATTCGTCGCTATCGGTGTCATTGCGTCTGCGCAACCAGGCCCGCCCGTCTTCGCCCATGAATTTCTCATAGGTTTTCTTTAAATCGTCCTGCGCCTGGTTGCCATTTCCCAACCATCCCTTGATCGTTTTCGGGTTGATTCGCTTGCCTTTTGCGTCGGTCAGCGTAAGATCATCAATGGCTATCGCGTCTGCACCGGACATATCAAGGGCGTTCTGAATGTCAATGAGATAGCCGTTTTTCTGATGCTCGATTTTCTTGCGGCGTTTCTCTTTCCCGCGTTCATACCAGGGCTTTTCTGACTCGGGTTGTGCATCTCCCAGCACCCCGGCCCGGTCCGCCGTATGTACTGGATATTCAAACCACACATTCACCGGCGCGAACGGCGCGAACTCCCGCAGCGTCCCCTCGATCCGCCATGCCGTGCGCTTCTTCAGTCGGGCCTTGGCTTCCTGTATCGCCTCGACCAACCGCTGATACTCGAACGGGGCCAACAGCCGTTCGCAAGCCGCCAGCGCCCGCACATAACTGCACTGATCGTCCTGGCTCAACGCCTGCCGCCAGTCCACCTGCATCATGCTCCCGTCCATGGCCGCCTTGCACATCTCAATCCCGGCCCGCTCCGCCTCGGCCTTTTGCAGCGCCTCGCTCACCGGCAGCTCGATCATATCCAGCAGCGCGTCCGGGTCCCTGGCGAACACGCCGCTGCCGCTGGCCCGGTCCATGGCGCTTTTCTGCCCCTGCGCGCCTTTGCTGTGGTGGTGGCAGTAGATCACCGCGCATCCCAGCCGCGACGCGATCAGGTCGAACTGATTGCAGAACCGCGCCATTTGGTCGGCGCTGTTCTCGTCCCCGGTGATGATCTTATAAATCGGGTCGATGATCACCGCGATATAGTCCTTCTTCTGCGCCCGCCGGATCAGCTTCGGCGCCAGCTTGTCCATCGGCACGGCGCTCCCGCGGAGGTTCCACACGTCGATCTTCCCCGCGTTTGCCGGGGCCACGCCCAGCGCCTTGTAAACGTCCCTCAGACGGTTCAAACAGCTCGCCCGGTCCAGCTCCAAATTCACATACAGCACCCGCCCCGGCGAGCACCGAAAGCCCATCCACTCCCGCCCCTCGGCGATGGCGACGCACAGCTCCAGCAGCGCGAAGGACTTCCCGGCCTTGCTGGGCCCGGCCAGCAGCAGCTTGTGACCCTGCCGCAGTACCCCCTCGATCAGCGGCGGGGCCAGCTCGGGCATATCGTCCCACACGTCGGCCAAATTCTCCGGATCGGGCAAATCGTCGTTCAGGCTCTCCACATATTCCCGCCATTCTTCAAATGTAGCCTTGCCGATGTTCTGAGCGACGATATACTGCTTCTTTTCCCCGCGAACAATGCCGGGCATCCGCGACAGCCTGGAAGGGTTCTTGTTCTGCCCGTCCACCTTCATCCCGTTGGCCTCGCACACCTTGTACAGGTAGGCCACCCGCTCCCGGTACTCGTTATAGTTGCTGGCCCCGATATGTACGATGGCGTGCAGGCTCTTCCCGCCGCTGTGCACCAGCACCCGCGCCGGCAGCTCCATGGCCTTGTACAGCGCGTACTGCTGCTCCACGGGCATACTGTCGGATTCCACCAGCGCATAGCGGTATTCGGTGACGTTCTCGTTTCGAATCCCGTTGCCGTCCAAGGGGTTGAAGCGAATCCACGCGCCGGCCTCCGGCTTGGTGTCGCCGATGGCCGCGCCCAGGTCATCCCCGTGCTTGGCGATATCTGCGATGATCTCCCCGGCGGTGCGCCCATAATTGCCCTTGCTGGGCATATACTTGGCCTTGTCCTCGCTGAACCATACCTCGGTCACATAGCCCACGATCTCGTCGGGGCTGAACAGCAGCTCCAGGTATCGCGTCAGCTCCCGCGCCGGCCGCCACCCGTTTACCCCGATGGCCTCCCCCGGCTCCGGTAGCGGGTGCTGCTCCACCTGGTCCGGGTCGTCCACCACGCTCAGCGCCTCCCCATGCCCGCCGATCACGTCGTCCCAGCCATACGCCCGGTCCTCCCGCGTCGCCCGCGCCGGCGTCCATCCCTGGTCCCTGGCGTACTTCACCAGCGTCCCCAGCGTCACGCCCGAGGCTCTTATGCTCGCCCACTTCCTAACGCACTCGCCGGGGTGATACCGCTTCGCATCCCTCCGGCTCCAGTCCTCCCAGTCCTGGGCCGTAAAACCGCCGTCCTTCAGGGCAAACCCCACGTCCACCCACTGCTGGTAAGAGAGCGCCGCCGGATCAATCGCCGGCAGCACCTCCCCCAGTATGTCATACCTGCTCTCGTTCATGGCTAATCCTCCATGGAATGGGGGGACGGTTCCTTTTTCCACTTTCCTGCCTCTCCAATCATATCCGCCGCGTGTACCCGCTGATCCAACCGCCGCAGCTTCAAAACCTCCCACCGCGCCACCTTCTGCCCGTTCCCGAAGATGATCTCCAACTGATCCAGCATGATCCGCACGTCGGCCATTTCCTCGGCCACGTTCTCCGCATTGTCGCACCGCGCCAGCGCCCGGATCAGCTCGCTCAGCTCCTCAATCGCCTTGTCCCGCTGCGGCCCCTTGCCGTATTTCGCAACCGCCACTCTCAGTATTGTCTCTCTCAGTTTTTCCATGGTGTCAATCTCCCCCCGTCCTCTCCTCAAATCGTCGATAGCACTCCTCACAGCCCATCACTTCGATCATGCTGCACTGGATATAGCCGTCCTGGTACTTCACCACCGCGCCCTCCAGGCAGTCCTGCACGATGGTCTTGTCCTCTTCATACTCAATGTAATCCGGGCAGCGAAGTAAGTCCGTTAGGGCGTAACACGCCCCGCCCCGGCACCAGTGCGCCTGTTCTCCGGGCTTGTCCCAGTTCGTCCACTGCCTGCGCACCGGCCCCGGCCAGGGTTCATGCCTCGCCCGCCATTCGTCCCAGCACCCGCCCCGTGGGCAGCGCCCGGACCACCACAGCAGGCACTTCCGGCACACGCAAGGTCCGCACCCGCCCAGGGTCATTTCATAATCGGCCATGCCATCTCCCGCATCTGTTCCTCCGTGGGCCGCGCCGTCCAGTATCGCGCTACGCCCATTTCCAGGTCCGCCAGCATCTTCCCGTACACGATCACGGCCCATCCGCTGCGCCGGGTCTTGCTCCGCGCTTCCTTCCAGCATGGAATCGCCTCGCCGCCGTCCTCGCGCCCGCTGTGAAAGTCCTCATAAGTCAGCAGCCGCGCCTCCTGCGATTTCATCGCTTCCGCCGCTTCCTCCGCGCATTTCATCCAGTTCAACAGTAGCATCTTCCCGTCGCCCATGGCCATGTCCGCCCGGGCCCGGAAAAACTCTCCGATCTTGCCCAGTCCCTTGATGATCTCCTCACGTGTCATCCAACCTCGCCTCCCCATGCCAATTCAATCTCCTGCCTGATTTGTTCCGTAGTAGGAGCCGGCCGGTACTCCGCCGGCACAATCCCCTTCGGCGTCCGCCACCCGTTGGCGGCGATCCTGTCGATCAGCTGCTTGGCGCTGTCAAAAGTCCACGTCCCCACATGCCGGAACCCGCGCCCTTCCAAAAAACGTATCTGCTTCGGCGTGGTCAGCCCCGCGTCCCTGCGCTTGTCCAGCCGGTCCAGCAGCTTGCTGGCCTTGCCTGCGCTGTCGATCTCGTCCGGCAGAATCCCGGCTTTTTCCAGCCGTTCCTTCTGCCGGTCCGTGGGAGGTTCGCTTTCCCATCCGAAGGCCGGAATGTACCCGCTTAAATCCTCCGCCTGGACAGACATCTCGAACTGCAGCGGGTCCACCAAACGCTGCTTCCGCCGCCGCATCTCCCGCAGCTGCTTCGCCAGGGCCTCCTCCCGTTCGGCCACCACGTCCGCGCTGGCCCGCTGCTCCGCCGCCTCGATGTCCGTAGGACACCCCGCCGCGGCCTCCAGATTCTCCGTCATCTTCCTGGCCACGTCCGCGTTCTCGCAGATCAGCGAGGCCGGCCGGCACAGCTCGTGCCGCTCCACGTGCCAAAGGAAATCCAGCAGCAGCAGATAATCCTTCCCAGGGGCCAGCCGCGTCCCCCGGCCCACCATCTGGCAATACAGGCTCCGGCTCTTGGTGGGCCGCAGCACGATGATGCAGTCCACCGCCGGGCAGTCCCAGCCCTCGGTCAGCAGCATAGAGTTGCACAGCACGTCATACCTGCCTGCCTGGAAGTCAGCCAGCACCTCGGCCCGGTCAGCGCTGTTGCCGTTCACCTCGGCGGCCCTGAACCCATGGGCCTCCAGTATGTCCCGGAACTTCTGCGAGGTCGCCACCAGCGGCAGAAACACCACCGTGCGCCGCCTCGCGCAGTAATTCCGCATGTGATAGGCGATCTGTTCCAAATACGGCTCCAGCGCCGTCCCCAGCTCCCCCGCCTTGTAGTCCCCGGCGGCCACGCCGACCTGGCTGATGTCCAGCTTCAGCGGCACCGTCAGCGCCTTGATGGGGCTCAGGTACCCCTCCCGGATGGCCTTCGGCAGCGTGTACTCATAAGCCAGGCTGTCGAAATACTGCCCGAGGTTGCGCATGTCGCTCCGGTCCGGCGTGGCCGTCACGCCCAGCACGTTCGCCCCGCTGAAGTGCTCCAGCACCCGCTGATAGCTGTCACTCAGGCAGTGGTGGGCCTCGTCAATGATGATCACCCCGAAATACCCTTCGGGAAACTGCGCCAGCCGCTGCGGCCGCATGAGCGTCTGCACGCTCCCCACTGTCACCCGGAACCAGCTGCCCAGGCAGCTCTCCTCGGCCTTCTCCACCGCGCACATCAGCCCGGTGGACTTGCGCAGCTTGTCCGCGGCCTGCTCCAGCAGCTCGCCCCGGTGGGCCAGCACCAGCACACGCTCCCCCGCCGCCACCCGGTCCGCGATCACAGCGGAGAACACGATGGTCTTTCCCGTCCCCGTGGGCAGCACCAGCAGCGTCCGGGCCCTGCCGCCCTGCCACTCAGACAGGACGGCATTCTTAGCTTCAACCTGATACGGTCTAAGGTTCATACTCTAACCTTCCTTTGATAGTCCACACTGAACAGGAAAACGGGAAGATCGACCTCGTGATGCCGGTCGTCGTTTACGGATTGCAGATGCACAAGGTTGTGGGCGAAGTTGTGCGAGAAGTCGATAACCTCATAGAGTGTCCCCATGTACTCCACATAGTCTCCGATTCGAGTCTTGTACTTGGCAAGGAATCCCTTGATTTCCTCCGGAGAGTAGCCGGTGTCCTCGTACTCACCCACACGCTGGATCAGTTGGGCTTTGTTTGCGGATGACCAATACTTAGCCACGGGCTGTCCCGTCTTGACAAACCACCCGTTGGCGTGCTCATGGGTAAGCCGGTCGTTCTCGTTCAGCACTGTATATAACCTCCATTCCGATCAAAACGCCCCCGGCACAAACCCGCCTCCCGCGGGCGCCGCCGCCGGTGCCTGCGTCGGTGCTGCCTGCTTGACCTCCGCCGGGTCCAGGTACTTGTCTATACGGTTGTTCTGCCGGTCCTCGCCGTTCTTGTTCTTGTACTTGTTGATAATCACCTCGGCCCAGCCCTTCGCGCCGGGCACGGCCTGCCAGTTCATGCGCATCTGTTCGCCCTTCTTCCGCTGGCCGATGGCCGTGAAGAACTGGCACAGCTTCCACTCCTGCTTGGAGTGCAAAAACAGGTTCTCGGTGATCTCGGTGGTGCCCAGCGCCCCGCCGTCCAGCTCGATGGTGAGCACGGCCTTCTTGCAGGGCGGAATCTTGTCGCTCCCCGCGTGCTCTCCGCGCTCGAAGCTCACCACCGTGAAGGGATAAACCCCCTCCGGCAACAGCGTAAAGCTGCTGTCATTCTCGATCATATCTCCCCAATCAAACGCCCGATCTGCCATCTATGTACGCTCCTTTCATTCTCTCGTCTCTCCGTAGCGGCGTTTCGCCGCCCGCCCGGTATCTTTGTAGCGGCGGCGCCTGCGCCGCCATCACTTACTTTGCCTCTCCTGTTTCCGCGCTTGCGCCAAGGGGAGGTGCCCCGAAGGGGCGGAGGGGTTCCGTCCCCTAAAACGGCGCTTCCTCCCGGTTCCCCCTGACCGCCTCGACCACCTTCGGCCACACATGCGGGTGCAGCAGCCACCCCTGCATGAACTGCTGGTTCTGCACGATCACCGCCCAGGGCGTGTCCGCCGGATAAATCCCTTTCTGCGCGATCACATACCGCACCTCATCCGGCGTCACCTGGGCCTCGGCCATCATCTTCGCCAGCGCCGCCGGCAGCCCCGCATACATGGCGTCGCCGGTCTCCTTTGTAGCGGCGGCCCCTGGGCCGCCATCGCTAACCTTGCCCTCCCCAGCAGGCGCAGCCTGCGGCTCAGGGGTGGGAGATGTCGTCCCCCCTCCACTCGTCGCGGCCCGTTCCACCGCACGCGCCAGCGCGCTCGGGTTCTCCTGCTTCGGCTCCCGCGAGCCTTCCCCTTGAGGTGAAGGTGGCACAGTCGCAGGCTGTGTCTGATGAGGTGTAGGCGCGGCAGCGCCGTGGGCACTCTCCCCCTCAATTACCCCCCTGATCACCTCATAGCTGAACTCCGCCTCCTCCGGCAGCCCGAAGCGGTTTTTCGCGTCCCAGCAGGAATGGTGCGCGGTATACATCACCCGCTTGCCGCCCTGCACCTTGTTCTTCCCCTTGGCCGCGCCCTTGTTGTCCACGTTCACGACCAACACCTTGTAATTGACGAACAGCAGCGCGTCCACCCATTCCCGAACCATCGGCGCAATCTTCTTCGACAGCTTCAGTTCCCAGCGGTCATAGGCGCCCAGCTCCTCGGGCTGCTCAAACTTGCGCATCATGGCGTGGGCGACGATCAGAATGTGTATGCCCTGCTTGCGCACCAGCTCCAGTTTGTCCAGCAGCCGCCCGAATTCCTCCTGGGCGAACACATAGCCCTTGCCATAGTTGAAGGTTTCGATGCTCTCCACCTTGTTCATGGCGCACACGGCCTCATTGCACAGCCGCTCCGCCCAGTCCGCCGTGTCGATCACCAGCGTCTTGCAGCAGTCCGGGTGATTGTACACCCAATCCACCTCGCTGAGCAGTTCGATCCAGGCGTCCGGCTTCGGCAGCCGCTTCACGTCCATGTGGGCCGTGCCGCCTTCGGTATCGATGAACAGCGGGTCCGGGAATTGTGCGGCGAATGTGGTTTTGCCGATGCCCTCAACGCCATACAGCCCGATCTTGTACGCGCCGGGAATCTTACCTCTCGTGATCTGCATCAAAACACCCCCATACTAAATTTAGGTCCATCGCTTACGCCGTCGCCCCTGTCGTCCCGAGTGGAGAACAGCGGAGACGAAAGGTCCTGGCTTTGGGCAACCACCGCCCCATCCTCAATGAGGATGGTGCAATCCTCCCCGGCGCTCGTCACCCGCGTGGCGATCACCTGAAGCCCCTCTGCCTCCAGCCACGCGCCGAACTCCCTCATGGTCTGCGCGTCCATCTGCTCCAGCTTATCGACGAGCACGAACCCGCAATCCGGATTCAGCTTACGCACGATGGCCGTCGCCACCTTCAGCTGTTCCGATGAGGACATGCAGTCCCACGCCTGCCCATTGTACACAAGCGCTCCGTTTTCCACGCCCAGCCCCGGCAGCGGCAGCTCGGCCCCGTCCAGCAGCGCCCGCTTCTTCCCGCGCACCTCGTCGATCTGCCCGGTCAGGTCGTTGTACTGCTTCATGTAGGCGCGGCCGTCCTCCACGGCCTTGGCCCGGTCCAGGTTGGCCCGCACCTTCGCGTTGATCTCGTCGATCTGCGCGATATTGGCCTCCAACTCGGCGGTGGATTCGTCCTGGAGCGTCAGGGCGTCCATTTCGGCGACGTCCAAATCGTCTTTCAGTTTTGCCCGCACGCGCTCGGCCTCTGCCAACTGCTCGTTCAGCCTGGCAACCAGTTTCACCTGATTATCCAACTCGAATCGGATTCTGTCCCGGTTCGCCCGCTTCCTGGCGTTCTCCCCGTTCCTCGCCAGAATATCCTGCTGCTGCCGGATCAGCTCGCTCGCGCTTACCAGGTCATCCGGCACCCCGTCATACTGGGGCATCTCCGCCGCGTACTTCTGCTTCTGGTCGGCCACCCGGCCCACCAGCAGCCGCTCCTGGTACAGCTCCGCTTCCTGCTTCTCCAGCGCCGCCAGCTGTTCGCCCACGCCGATGATGTTCAAAAGCGTCCCGGCCTTGTCCCTGTCGCTGGCCTCCATGAACTTCGGCAAATTCAGCGCCAGCTGCTCCACAAATTCATCGAGGAGCTTCTGCCCGCGCCGCCCGCCGCTGGGATCGGTCACCTTCAGGGCGCTGTTCTTGCCCTTGCGCTCCACGATGATCCCGTTGCTCAGCTCCACCCGAATCTCGGGCGGCAGCACGCTCCCGTTGCGCTCGGCCCTGCTGGGCCGGTACTTCTCCCCGCCAAGCGCCCAGGCGATGGCGTCCAGTACGCTGGTCTTGCCCTGCCCGTTCCTGCCGCCGATCACCGTCAACCCGCTGGCCGTGGGCTCCAGCCGCACCGCCCGCACCCGCTTGACGTTCTCAAGCTCCAGTTTGTTGATCTTCACGCTCATGGTCTGTCTCCTTTCGTTCCTCGCTCCGCGTCAGCACCAGCCCGATCACCCCGATCAGCAGCAGCGACGCGCCCGTTGTCACCATGGCCCCGGAAAGCAGGTTCATCAGCGCCGTCATTTTCGCTTCCCCTTTCTGGCAGGTCCTTCAATCGCCTCCCACAGCCAGTCGAACCCAACCTGCACACAGTAGCACACCAGGGCGTATCCCACCAGCAGCTTCCCGGCCGCGCCGGTCGGCATTCGGTTTCGCCGGTAGCGCCGCCGGGCGTCTAGCCGCATCTCCCGCCACTCCTCCGGCGTGTGCTGCCACATGGCCACGCGCCGGCACGCCTCGTTGTTCTCCCTGGGCACGGGCAGCATCGCCCCCCGCACCCCGCGATCCAGCGCCTCACGGACCTCCGCGTCCCCGCCCAGGCGCACCAGATACCCCAGTTTCTTCATTCTTCCACCTGCTCCCACATGAAGCGCCCATAGTCGGCGTTCCGCCACTGCCCGAGGCCGTGGAAGGCCCCGTAGTCCAGCGCTGCCTCGATGGCGTCCCAGGTCAGCGCCTCGCTCTTGGCCGTGCCGCCGTTGGGGATCAGGGTCATTTCGATGGTGATCTCCCACGGGTCCTCCACCAGCTCGCTGGCCGCCAGCGTCACCCGCTCGCCCTGCATGGTCTGGGCCCGCAGCGGCCGCTCCAGTATCTCGTCCTCGTCCCGGATAGGCGCGCCATCCTTCATCAGCGGTATGTAGCGGGGCTCGACGAACACCAGGTTGTCGATCTTCCCCTTCGCCGCCGCGATCTTGCACTGGGCCTTCAGCGCGGTCAGCGCCCCCTTCAAAAAGCCCTTGATCTGGTAGCCCATCAGGCACAGCTGGTCCTGCTTGTTTCGGTTGAACACGGTCAGCCCCTTCTCGTCCATGTCGAAGGGCGCGTTCTCCTCCTCGGTCCTCAGCTCGTCGGTGGGCGCCTTGCTGGCGATGTACTGCGTGCGGATGGCCCGCGACGCCGGCGCGCTGCCCAGTATGGGCGTCAGCCCGGTCAGTTTGTAAATCCTCGATTCGGTAATCAGCTTGCTCTTGTTCATGGTATATCCTCCTTAAATTGATGTCGTTGTTCTCCGGCGATCCTCCCTCGCCACCGCTGTACATTCCAATGCCATGGAATACATAGCTCCCGCCAAATCGTCGCATTGCCCTTGCATTGCCGCCCATTGCTTCCCAGCGCCATGCCGCCGCGCCGCAGACCTGGGCTTTACAATACCAAAGCCGCGACGATGCCCCTGCAAATCGTTCCGTTGTACTCCAGCGCCATGCCCTCGCTCGGCCTCACTCTGCTATTCCATGCCCCTGCGCGGTATTGCTTGCCTTCTCACTGCCGCCGCCTCCCGGCTCATGGTCTTCCAATGCGTGTCTTTGCCGCTGCTCGGCTCGTCCGAACTCTGCTATCTCCTCGCGTTTCACATCGCACCCGCGCGCAACCACCGCTTTTCGTTGCCCATCTACGCGCCTTCTGATCTTTGCCTATCATAGCCGCCGCGTTGTAACGCCGGTCTTGCCAGGTCCACACATCGCCTTTGCTGCGCCGATCATTGCCGTCCGCCAAGCTCATCCAGTCCTTGCCCATCAAGGCTTTGCGTTGCCCTCTGCTTAACCAAACAGTGCCAAGCCGTCACGCGGCCTTGCCTCGTTGCCCATCGCAATGCCCGTGCCGATCGGCGCTGTTCTACACATTGCCCTGGCCGTGCGGGTCTCTGCCGTTCAGCCCCCCTGCACCCGCGGTTCGCATCGTCGCTGTCCCGATCAGGGCTGTGCCATCTCGGTACTGTCATGGCCGTGCTGCGCCTGCCCGGCACAGTGCTAATCCGTGCTATGCTCCGCCGGTTCATTGTCGATCTGCGCCCGAGCGATACCCACCACATCAATGCTCTGCCGACGCTGTGCAGACCACATCATTGCGCCCGCCTGACAATGCCAATCCTTCCACTGCGCTCTCACAGCCTCGCTGATCTTCGCTTTGCTCCGGCTGATCTCTTCCGCGCCCTGCTGTACCGCCGCCATGCGAATCGCCCCCCAGCGAGTCGTTGCCCCCGCCAATCAAAACGCCCCACATCATGGCTGTGCCGCCGCATCACGATTCCAAACGGAGCCGTCACTATACCCAGCGCCCCGTGGCCGCCCAGTGCCATCGCTCGACCTATCTCATCAGTGCTATGCCGCCGCAGTGCTGCGTTTATCCACTCATTGCCATCACCCTGCCTGTCGTCGCACAGCCAAGTTATCCATTGCCTTCGCCGATCTGCATTTTGCTGCCCTGTGCCGTTGCAAAGCGGTTCAAATCATCGTCTGGCTTTGCCCCCTGCGTCGCAATCCGATGCTTCACCGCACCGTCGCCGCGCAAGTCCGCGCCTACCGATGCTAAGCAGTCGCCTCGCAAGTCGAATCTTGGCCTTGCCGCCGCTGATCTACTCTGTCCTTGGCTTTGCTCCCACGTTGCATCACATTCCAGAGCTTCGCTCTGGCTTAGCTACTCACCGCGTTGCTCCGCCCCTGCACTACCGTCCAAACCCGTGCTATGCCCCGGCTGTCCAATACTGTGCCAAACCACGCTCTTACTGGTCTGCGCCTTCCCCAGCCCCCGCGTCTCAAAGCGGTGTCGACCTGTTCTTCTGCGAATCTGCTCTAAGCATCGCCCTCACACTTCGATGCCGTGCAGCGCTTTGCCCTTGCAGGTCAAGGCTCTCCTTCGCCCCCGCGTCCAGCGTGGACATCACGGCCCACCTCGGCGCGTCGTGGCAATACCGGATCACCAGTCGCTCCACGCCCTGCCGGTCGATCAGGCACCAGGCTTTTCGCCGCTTCCAGTCCCGGGGCGAATCCTTCCATCGCCGCTTGTGCCCGGGCGGGACCAGCGACGAAGCGGCCCGGTAGTCCGCACACCGCAGCGCGTCGCAGACCCCCCGCAGCGACCACCACCCCCGCCCGTCCTCCACCAGCGTGGGCCGGACCCGCCCGATGCGCTCCACCGTGTCAGCCATAGTCTGTCCTCCGTTCCTGTGTAGCGGCGGCGCCTGCGCCGCCATCGCTAACTACCCCGCATCCGTCCCCAGATACCTGGCAAACCACTCATAGCACCGCATCACGTCAAACAGCAGCGGGCTGTTGTTCTCGCTCAGCTTCCCCGCCGGGAAGTCGTCATGCATCGCGTACAGCTTCCGCAGCGTCGTCGCGCTCACGCTGAACATCTCCGCCGCCTTGTCGATGTTCACGATCAGCGGCGTGCCCGGCGGCAGTATCACCATCGTTCCCGCGTGGTCCATGGTCAGTCCTCCTCTCGCAATCTACATATTTAATTCAATATATTTAATAATTCCTTTCACCCTTCTTTCGTGCATTTTATAATCCAAATCGGTCAACGCCTTAGAATTCACTTCGATGCCTCGTTCCTCTGCTATGGTAAGTAATCCAGCTATTGAACGTGTGCAGCCTTTTGCAATAAGTTCTTCGAGTACGCTCTGAAATGTTGCGTGATCACATAAGTGCATATTGACGATTACTTTGAGACGCTTCGAGACAAACAAGTACCGTCTGCCTTTTTCGTCTTTTTCATTCGCGCATATTGAGTAAATCTTTTTCATTATTATTTGCTTTCTTATGCGCTCTACATCAATGTCAATGCTGGTTGGGTCCAGAACGGCTTCTATCTTGTCAAGCCATGTCCGTCTATGCGTATTTGTGGGCGTGTTCTTCATTCTTGTACCTCCTCGGTGGGTATTTCTTTGTCGCGTCACCCGTTCGCGGGCAGAAAACGCGTTGGACTGACAGCGATTGCCCGACAGAAATTCAGGTATTCGTCGAGCAGCAGCCGTCGCTTCCCGGAAAGAATTAGGCTGACCTGGGATTCGGAACATCCCATGTTGAGCGCGATGATCTTCTGGCTGAGATTATTCACCCGGACATATTCGCTCATCATCTCGTAAATCGGCTTTTCCACTTGTACACCCCCTCTCATGTTCTGATTTCCAAGAACATGTCACAATTATAGTTCTGACTTTCCGGAATGTCAAGATATTTGTTCGATTTTTTAGAACTTTTATTCTTGACAAAATCGAAATTCCCGAATATAATGCAAGAAAATGAATAAAGGGGGGTTATAGTGTGCCGACAGATGAATTGATTGGAAAGCGCATTCAGGAGATCAGAATAAAAAAGGGCATGACGCAGGAGGCACTCGCTGAGCGAATCAATATCAGCAAATCCAGCATATCAGAATGGGAAGCCTGTAAGCGTGTCCCACGTATGGAAACGCTCAGGAAGATTGCCGAAGCGCTTGGCGTAGATGTTTGGGAAATCATCGGCTTTAATAGTGTGGATTATGATGAACCTATGTTTGCATCACCTACAGAAGAGGTCTCTGATCCAAATGAACGTGAACTCGTAAACATCTACCGCGATCTGAACGACATCGGCCAGTCTGCTCTCATTGGCACCGCCCGCGGCCTCGCTGCCAATCCTGATATGAAAAAAGGTTCCAAGTCAGACGCCGAGACGATGGCCTGATTGTACTGATTCCCATAGATACTAAGCGGCCCCGCCGCTGATATAAGGAGGTATATCCCATGAAGAAGTTGTTAGCCCTGGTTCTCTCTCTGCTGCTCGTCGGTACAATCGCGCTTGCGCAGACCGACAAGGAAATCACATTCCAGGATAATGCGTGGGGCGCAAGCTACACGCAGATTAACCAGAAGTACGGCTCTTACGACATTCACGATATGAGCGGCAAGCTGATCAAGACCTTTTCTGTCGATGAAGTCATCAAGGACGACGGTGGCCTTGACTTCGAGTATACGGACATCAATGTAGTGGGCAACGCATACACACCCGAATCGCAGGTGGCAGGTTATACTACCACTGACGTATCATTCTACTTTGCCTATAAGCCGGTAAACGGCATACTGACAAAGGAATTAAGCGACACGATGATGTATGCCGCCAGGTATGAGTTTGCAACCTCTGATCTTGAAGTCATGGAGACCGATCTAACCACCAAACTGACAGGGCTGTATGGTGAGCCTGATGCCACGGATTCCGGGAGTAATATGTGGGGCACAGAGTTCAAATACGTTTACTGGTATGGTGCGAATGATACCGGCGTCGCTCTGATCGTTCATCATCCATCCGTAAATACATTTTTGAGCGAGGACAGCATTCGCCTCGTTTACTTCACCCGACAGGGCGACAAATGGCTTCAGGAGGCGTCTGACGCAGAGGCCTATAAAGAATCCCTGGGCAAGAACGCAACACCCGACGCCGGAGATAGTTCAGGGCTGTAAAAAGAGGTATGAACGATGAGGAAGGGAAAGGTTATCGACAAGGTTATGGGCAAAATAAAGTGCCCTGCGCTCACCTGTCGCAGCGCAGACGTTCAGCCCATCGGCAAGACGCTGTTGCACACCAAATACCAGTGTCGCAAGTGTGGCCGCGTATTCAAAGCCTGACCGACCCGCCCCCGCCAACAGACGGGGGCTTTATGGAGGAGACCATGCTGCGCTATCCACGGTTAATTATTCCAGAAGAATGCTTTGATTGGATTTATTCTCTTTCGACCGAATTAGAACCAAAGGCGACCTTATACCTCTGGGGAAAGCATCAACAGGATATAAAGGATTCCTGGACCGCAAGGTTAAAGGCAAAAGAACTGCAAACCAACGGCGACGGTGTTTCATTGGAGGCGTTGTGTCTACCGCTTATGAAGCGATTCCCCCGCATCCATTGCTTTTTCACGTACTTCATCGATGCTTACCTGATGACAGGACGCCTGAATGAAGCCAAGGAATTAGTCGAAAAACGCAAGCAATGGATGATAAGACACCCATATAAGATCATCAGCTTGGAGGCCATCGAATTAGGCGCCCGGGATCCCTTGATCAGATTGCCAGACGGGCATGAGTACAAACAATCAATGGGCGATTGGATCAGCAGCATGAGAACGCTACAATTCTACGAAATCGACATACAAAACAAAATTGATACGGGATTTGTATTTAAGGCCCGACGAAAGAAGAATCAGTAGGAGGTGACCCCCATGTCCAAATCCGGCACCCGCGCCCTCAACGGTATGGGCTCCATCCGCAAGCGCAAGGACGGCTCCTACGAGGGCCGCTATACCGGCTCCGACGGGCAGCAGCACAGCGTGTACGCCAAGACGCCCAAGGCCTGCGGCGAGGCCCTGCGCGCCGCCACGCACAGCGTAGACAACGGCTCCTGGCTGGAGCCGTCCACCCTCAGCGTGAAGCAATGGCTCAATACCTGGCTGACCGACTACCAGGGCCACACCACCCCACGCACCGTCCAGGTATATCGTGGACTGGTGGACCGGTATATCATCCCGGTGATCGGCGTCGTGCGCCTGACCGCCCTGTCCCCAATTCACGTGCGCAAGGTGATCTCCGAGATGCAGAAGAAGGGCCGCGCCGTCTCCACCATACGCAGCGCCCACGGCGTCATTAGCGCCGCCTGTAACGCGGCCATCGAGGCAAAGCTGCTCAAGGCCAACCCCGCCGAGGGAATGAAACTGCCCCAGCGGACCAAGACAAAACTCCACATCATCGACCGCGAACAGATCCCGGCCTTCGTCGCTGCTGCCCGTGAGGACGTGAACGGCAACGCGCTGATTTTTCTGCTGTATACCGGCTTGCGTGCCGCCGAACTGCGCGGCCTCCAGTGGGACGACGTGGACCTGGACGCCGCCTCCATGCACATCCACCAACAGATTCCCTGCCACGGCGCGCCCGCTTTCGAGCCGCCGAAGGACAATAGCGTCCGCACAATCGAATTGACGCCCCAGGCCGTCGCCCTGCTCAAACAGCAGCGCAAGGCCCAGGCCGCCGCCCGCCTTGCCGCCGGCGAGAAGTGGGAGACGGGCGACCTCGTGGACGATCTGGTCTTCCGCAGCGCCCGGGGCCATTTCCTCTCCGAATCCGTCCTTGCCAAGGCGGCCCACGCCACCGGCGCGAAGATCGGCGTCCCGGAGCTCCACCCCCATGACCTGCGCCACTCCTACGCCGTCGCCGCCCTCCGCTCCGGCGCCGACATCAAGACCGTTCAGAGCAACCTCGGCCACAAAAACGCCGCTATGACCCTGGATGTCTACGCCGCCTACACCACCGACGCCGGCAAGGTCGCCGCAGAGAAACTATCCAAATATTTTGACGATGCGCTTAATTAG